GAAATAGACCATATAACACTGGGGGTGTAGTGGTCGCAGGTTCAAATCCTGCCGTCCCGACCATTTTTTTTACTATGTAAATCAACGGCTTACACACCCTCGGAGCATAACACATGTAGTGTTGTGGTTTTGGCCCCTTTTTTGACCCTATTTCGTACCTGTTTTAGTGTTGTGTCCGAACCACTAATATAGTCCTACTATTTTTGAGCTAATTTCTCTGGCTCTTTTCCGGTCATCCTGAACATATCTTTGTACACTTGCCAAACTTTTCCAGCCACCAACCATACGAATATCTTCAAGGTCAGCTCCGGCATTTTTAAGCCATGTTGCAAAGCTGTGACGCAACGTATGGAATACAAGCTTGCCCTCAGGAATTAACAGTTCTTCATCTCCTGAGCTACCCTCAATGTAGGTGTTGTACATCCGTATCGATGCTGTCCACCTATCATTAGTAACTGAAGTTGGTGTCATTGGTTGACCAAGATGAAGAGGGTCTTCCTGCACAAACACATACTCCAGCGACAGTCGGGGGTACTTAGCCTTCAGTCGATTTCTGACCGCAAGCCTATCCTTCAGAACCTCTGTCGCCAACTCATTAAGCTCAACATGATGATCAGATCCGTTCTTAAGCTCACTCCCAGCGATATGCAGTCGGGTTAAAGCTTTATTGACCTGCGACCACCTGAGAAGAACAATGTTGGACTTTCGTAGCCCTGTTGCCAGACCCATTCTTACCAAGTCTTTGCGCAGTGGATCAAGAAACCTCATCCACCCCTTCGCGACATTAGGCGGCAAAAAATAATCCCTGCCTTCCGTAGGAAGTCTCTCAATCTTCGGAAACTTCCGAAACGTAACTTCCAAACGGTCGTGAGAGTAATTGCACAACGACTTCAGGTACGTCAGGTAAGTGTTAATTCCAGCATTCTCTATGCCTTTACCGTTCCGCAATCGAGCCTCCATCTTGGTGATATCGAGATTGGAAATGTCACCCATCTCCCGACCCTCAAAAATACCAGAGGTCTCATCCATCGAAATAACCTTATGCTTAAGCAACCGTGTTTTGGCTCCGTATGCAACCGGCTTTTTCATACCCTCAACTAATATAAGTAGAGGTCTTTTTGTACTCATCCACTCCAGTGAAGAGTGGGCATTAGCACCTTTTTCACGTCCTAGCTTTTTAGTTGGCACGGCTAAATACAACTGAGCCGCTTCTTCAAATAGCATATTATCACTCATATATTTCTCCATCGAGCGAAGCTATCCACGCAGATCACCTTTAGGATAGCATTATTTTTAAATGAATTAAAATGTCTCTAAGTTCAGAGGATGATCCTCACCAACATTCCATTCTCCGTCATCGTTGTAACTTTCAATACAAATTTCATTTCCATAGTCAATTAGAAAAACATGGGGGTAACCTTGCTTGTCCATATGGTCGTGCATCAAAGAGTCGCTAGTGATAATGGCCACTCTACAATGACTTTTCGTTCGTAAATTTCTACTCCAATACACTTTATTTTCTTCTAAAGTAACCTGCTCGCTGATGATTTGTTGCACGTCCATTTTTATTCCTTATCTTGCCTTATGGTTAATAAGCCCCAATACCCTAGGGAGGCAGCTCGTCGTAGCCATCAGTGAGCCAAACTGACCATGAAACGGGAATGTTCAACCCGTCGGCTAGGGGGAAACTTTTAGTGTGCCGTCGTGCTTTCATACTTCTTGATTACATCATCACGAATGATTCTGTAAGCGCGAGGCGCGGAAAAGGCAAACGATGCCTGAGGAATAACCCGCTGCTTGTCACCACCTCGCTGACACGTCTGGCAATAAGATTCTTTTATCTCATAGTTCTTTACATGCTCAAGGCAAACAGAAACGTCCTCATCCAAGCTAAGTTCATCACCGCCAACCGTAAGAATATGCTCTTCAACGCGAGCATCTTTCACGGACACGTTAAGTAGGGCGTCATGGATGTCGCCCCACCGAACCATCCGAACCCAGATCCTGTGATCATAAGATTGCTCAAGGTTCTCAGGGTCTAGATTCCAGCCACCGTAGACGACGGTTCCTGCGTGTCGTGTCAATTTCAAAGCCATGTAAATTTCCTTAGAAAGGTATGTCGGCGTCTTCAACCAATGACTCTGCGGCCTGTGCTGCTGGCGCTTGCGTCGCTGGTCGTGCTTGTTGTGTGCCGCCCTCGGATGCAAACTGCTTCAAGCTAGGCTGACCCTTGATCCAACTGTCCTGTATCTTCAGGAACTTTCCTGAGTTGCTCTCAGCTAAAAAACCTTTCCAATTCATCCGCATCACGTCCTCCGCCTGCGCATCAAACCCTTGCTGAAGCCAATCAATCAGGTGCTGGCTGATCTGCAAAAATCCGTCATAGTTGTGGCATTTATCGGGCGTCGCCCACGCTTGGCCCTTGTTTTCTAGCAGGTCTTTGAGACGTGCCAATTCTTTTTCCTTGTTCTCACCCTTAAGAGGGAATAGACGGCCATTGCCGCCAGCGACTTCAAAACTCTGTGTCATACTGAATCCTCGTTTATCACTTGTATTTGCATCAAGCCAGACTCTCGCTTAAACGCTTCAATACTGTCCCCTTGGTCGAGCAGTATTTGCTCACCGTTAAGGAAATTGAACGCCTTGCGGTAGTCAACCGATGCGGTTTTATGGATAACCTTTACGAGCGTTTTTCCGTTAGTTACTGACTCTTTATATCTTTCGCCCAACAGTTTCTTAATCTCATCAGACGTTTTCTTCAGCTCGGTAAGATCGGTGAGGTCATCCCCCATTTTCTCAACTAAGCTGTCGATTCTGACTTGAGTCGCAGTCAAGAGATCCAAGTCGGTGTCACCAGCCACAGCCTTGGCCTTGTCTACCGGCTCAACATGCTTCTTTCTGCGGCCCTCATCCTCGTACTCGGCGAGAATAAACTCATGCCACTCTCTATACAGGTCGATGCGAGACACTTTCCCAGACGCAGGCGTCGGCAAAAGCTTGCCGTCAAGAAGCTCGCCCAGCCAGTTATCGGGACGCTTAACTAGCTCATAGGTATACTGCGGCTCTGCTGTGTGGCTTTTAGCGAGATAGCAGATGAAGTGGCATTCATCGACATCTAGACATTCCATCTGCATATAGACCTGCGTCAAGTACATGCTTCGCTTCTTGTCAAAGATTGAGTACGGCGTTTTCGTGTAGTACGGGTATGGGCATTTGAATTCGCAGCAAGCGTCTAGCCCGATCAATCCATCGGCTGATGCCTGAATAAAGTCGTATTCAGGATGTACCACAGATCCAGTCTCTCGAACCTTTACGTTGATAAGCTTCTCAAGAAATCGCCGTGCGGTGTCCTCCATAATCTGGCCATGCGCGACGGCTGGAACCATTACAAATTCAGACTCGACACGCGCTAACTGGCGCACTCGCTGGCGGACGTACTTGGGGATAGTGAGGTACGGATGCTCGCCAGTCAGGGCAGCAATAGCAGACGCTGGCTCTGGAAGCCTGCGAGCCTCATGCCACTCTGGTGACCCCTGTATTTCAGCGCTCATTCAGCAGACTCCAGCAAAGCTTTTAGACGCAGGTAATCCTCTGCATGAGGGTTGTTATCAATCTTGCTTGTCCGTAGCGCATTCAGATATCGACTGTGTTTGCGGTCAAGCGCTCTTATGTTGGTGCAAGACGCAAGGTCAGCTTCTTGCCAGTACTCGTCTGCTTGCGTGATGTCTGGAACAACAGGCTGAGGCTCTTCAGCAAACACAGGCTCGTTATCAGCCTTTGTGATCCAAAGGTCGTGAGCAAGACCAAACTCACCCATAGCCCTGACTCGCAGACGCTGCTTTGCGGTGTTTAGATCCCAGCTTGACGGGTTTTTGATAGCTTGCATGTTGCGGTGAATTGGCAAAGACACAGCCTTAGTGTTGCCAGCGACGGTCATCGTAAGCCTGACCTCAGCACTTCCGTCTTCGAGATAATGCAGGTCACGGCCATAGCCATCCTGAATAAACTCATAAGTGTAGTCTGGATAAACGCTCATCATCAGAGAGTGAGCAGACATGGCTTGGAGAAGCTTGATGCCGTCAGGATCGACGATCACATGCGGCTCATAATCAGTTGCAGATAAGGTATCCCAGACTTCTTTTTTTGTGGCATCAGGCATATTCAGTTCCATAAATGTATACGTTGAAATAGATTATGCACTACCTGATGGGCAGAATCAAATCTATTTGTTAAGTATTTTTAAACAGAAACTTAAGGCTTATTGCGGGCGGGTTATTCGTATTGATATATCAAAGCCTGTAACAACACTTTAGCTTAACTAATAATATTCGCTTGGCTAATACATTACAATAGTTTTATTCACCGATGCATAGAAAAAGGTCAGTGGTTGTTTTTATGCGTTAAGAGGGACTAAAAGCTAAAGACTGTTAAGTGAGATAAACAATGGAATGAACAGCCCAGATGTGTTTTATATCTTTCGATGGCGGCTTTTCTTTATTGAGGTAAATTCTGATCGGGGTCTCTGTTTTAAGCTGGACTACGACCAGCTTGCACTGCGGATTAGATTCTAATGGCACTAGCTGCGCATACGCTTGCTCGAAAAAGCCCTCGGATTTGCGTACTGCGGATATGCCGATCACCCCTTCAACGGTAAGGTCGCCAACCAACTCCATGTTAAGAGTACTTGACACTTTGCGCTGACCGAGTAATTTTTTATCAATGCTCTTGCTGCCATCCGAACTTGTGAGTGAGCATGTGACAGTTTTCGTGTTCGGTAAATAATCGATAATCGAGGGATCAATCTCTTTCGGGTCAACGTCAAGAAAGTTGGCAAATCTAATGGTGGTCTGTGGCCCAAGCTTGGTGATGTTGTTGAGGTACTGCGATATGGCTCCCTGCGAGAAACCAATCTTAGCGGCTGCTTCGACCTGCGTGAAGCGCCGTTCCGCCTTGCGTCGTGCGTATATTTTGCGAAGATTCTTAACCGCTACAGGCCAGTCGCCAGTGTCAATCATGGTAAACCTTTATGAGAAGTTTGCATTCAGTCACGCCAGTATACATAGATTACTAATACTTTACTAATAATTAGCAAAGATCATCTTTGGCAATGGCGGCGAGTGAGACAAAAGTAAACAGTAAAATATAAATAATCATGGCGACCTCGTTTAAGTGGACGCGCATGATAAGGACGTAATAGTTTCTAGTTAAGTGATTTTAAGTAATGGCTGACAGTACATCAATGGTATGTCTGCCAGCTAAAAATCGCTTCACCTAGGCTAAGGGTCTTGCGTGATTTTCATTAGTAAGAAGCTGATAATTTTGAAGCAGGTACTCGGCCTTGGCTTCATCGCTGTAGAGCATAACGATAAGTTTTGCCGCAGTTTCGGGAGTCGATTGAGTGCCTGACTCAGCTTCGTGCCGAAACAGTCTAGCAATGACGCGCTCAAGCTTCTCAACGCTCAACCCCTTGCCTCTGGGCGTCCCTGAAACCCACTCGTAAGGGTCAATGTCATATTTGTCAGCGCACTGCAAGAATGAAGCGCAGTCGCGTGGAAGGCTACCGCTCAACCAGCCCGAAGCTGTTGCTTGTGAAATGCCAAGGTCATTACTGAGCATCGTTGCGCGGCCCCAAGAGGCTACACCTGAAGTTTCTAGCATTGTGTTAAAGAGGACGGATCTCTCCGCCTTTGTTAGTTCAGAATTTTTAGTCGTCATGTAGAGATACCTCTCTTTTCCAGTTATTACATAGTGAATGAAATTATTGGTACGCTGGCACCATACTCCCCTACTAATTGCAAATCAACCTTTAAATTAAATTACAACCTTCAGGTTAATTCATTTGCAAATTGTCACCACTAACACGATAATGAATCATTAGCTTGAAAAAGCACCATCTCATGGACAGAAAGAATGATCTTCAAACGGGCGCAAATTACCGACACATATACAAAGATCCCTAACGCTCTTCTGCGCGGCGGCGGCAGTGTATATGAAAGAGAAGACGGCCTCAAGCCTGAGTCTCTCGGAGTTCTGTGTTATTTGTTGTCGCATTCTGAAGCTTGGACTGTGAGCAACCGGCAGATTTCCAAGGTTTTTGGAATTTCGACTGGAAAGGTAACCAACATCACGAATCAGCTAAGTGCTGCGGGATACATTGAGCGGGTAAATGGTCGCGATGCCGAAGGTAAGACGACGTGGGACTGGCTCGTATATGACACGCAAGATCGCGAAAACCAAGATCGCAAAAACCAAGATCTTAGAAACCAAGATCGCGAAAACCAAGATCACAAAAATTGCGACCAAAGAACAACTATAGCTAAGAAAAACAATAGTAAAGAAAAACTAAATTGGAAAGAACAACTAAGCGAGTCACTTCCTTCGGGAGTTCCGAAACAGTCTTGGCTGTTGTGGTGGGAGCATAAGCAGAAGAACAACAGAGCGCCATCGGCAGTGATGGTCACCAGACAGGCCAAAGACTTCGAGATCATGGTTAAGGCTGGCTTTGATATGACGGAGCTTGTGGCCTACGCGATTGCGCGTGGCACTTGGCATCGAATTGGAGATCCTGACTGGGCATCACTCCAGCAGTTCAAAAACAAAAAACGAAACGATGACATTTTAGGGGCGATCAAATAATGGAGATCAGAGAATTAGTACAGGCACTGGGGGATCAGGCAACGGGCATTTGTGCCGAGCTTTATCCCGAAGGCAAGATTGAATCAGGCTGTTACAAGGTTGGATCGATATCGGGTGAAAAGGGCAGGTCAATGTCGGTCTACCTGCACGGTGAGCAGGCTGGTAAGTACATGGACTTCGCGACTGGCGAAGGCGGGGACATGCTCGACCTGATCATGCATTGTCAGGGCTTGACGCTTGTTGAGGCAATGGACTGGGCCAAGAAGCGATGCAATGTAAGAGACAGCAAGCCGTCCAAAAAATTTAGCGCGGTGGAAAAAAAGACCTACCAAAAACCACAACCCCCTGAGAAGGCAGAGATGTCACCCAACCTGCATACATACATGGAAGGTAGAGGGTTCAGGGATGTCGGTGAGATCTGTTTCAAGTGGAAGATCTACGAGACGATTAGCCATAGAGGTTCTGACGTTGTCTTTCCATACCACGACGTCGCGGGTGAGATGGTGTTCCTCAAGACCAAGCCGATGAACCATGACGGCAACCCTGCCACGCAGAAAGACCTGAAGCCGATTCTGTTTGGCTGGAATGTCATGCCAGCGGACGCCAGAGAAGTGTGGCTTGTCGAGGGCGAATGGGATGCGATTGCATGTAGTGAGCTGGGCTACCCCGCGTTGAGTGTTCCCTTTGGTGGGGGCAAGGGAGCAAAGCAGACCAAGTGGATTGAAAATGAATACGACAATTTAGCTAGGTTCGAGCGCATCCTTATCGCCACGGATATGGATGAGCAGGGCGAGCTGGCAGCAGCAGAGATCATGTCTCGGCTGGGTGATCGCTGTATCCGAATCAACCTCCCTAACAAAGACATCAATGAGATGTTGCAAGGTGGTAAACAGTCCTACGCAGATGCCCGTGCCATATTGGCTATGGCCTACGAAGAAGCTGTCTGGAAAGACCCGACCACGCTGCGATCCGTTATGGAATTTGAAGATGATTTGGATCAATTCTTTAGCGCCGATGAAGATACCTCAGGGTTTGGCTCCGGCTGGGCCAAGTTAGATGAAGAAGATATTCGATTCAGACCCCAAGAATTATGGGGTGTTGCGGGTATTAACGGACACGGCAAGAGCCTGTGGCTTGGTCAGCTCTGCTTGAATGCAGTGGAGCAGGGTCAGAAAGTATTGATCGCGTCGATGGAGATGCCGCCACGCGCCACACTGGGTCGAATGATGAAGCAGGCTGGCGGTGTTGTTTCTCCCCCTAAACCGTACCGCAAAGCATTGCTTGATTGGCTGGCACCCAACCTTTGGCTGTTCGTAGATAAGCTTACCCCGAAGCCTAAAGATCTGATGGAGTGTTTCGAGTACGCCTATCGCCGTTACGGGATTAACGTATTCGTTATCGACTCTCTGACAAACATGGTCAGGCAGGACGATTATGAGGGTCAGCAAAAGTTCATTGAGCAGCTCGTCAACTTCAAGATGGCATTCCCCGTGACCATTTTTCTAGTGACGCATGTCCGCAAGGGTGAGTCAGAGATGACCGCCCCAAACAAATATGACATTAAGGGTTCCGGCTCGATTACAGACTTGGCTGACGGCTTCATCGCAATATTCAAGAACAAGCGCAAGCAGGAGGCGGTGGCTCAGGCTGAGATTCTAATGGAAGAGGTTGACGAGAAGTACGCCAAGCAATGGGACTCATACCTTGAAGTTTTAAAAAACCGCAACGGTCAGTACGAGGGCAAGATCGGCTTTGAGTTTGATGTCGATGCCATGCAGTTTAAAGAGCGTCGAGGCTCCAAAGCAAAACAATATATTGATTACTCAAAATAGAGGAATGTAGGAATGCAAGAGACAGAAAACTTTGCACAGAACGTGCGGGCAGCAGGACACCAGATATCTTTAGCAGAGCGGGCGATAGCAAAAAGTGATGCCGAAGAAAAGATGATGGTTGCCCAACAAAAAGTGATTGCCGAGATGCGAGGGCATAAGACTAATGCTGCTCAAGAGCGGTGCGCTGATGAAGACCCAGCCGTTGTTCAGGCTCGGCTTGATCGGGGTATTGCTAAAGGGCAGTTGGCCGCAGCTAAAGCTGATCTGATGGCCTGCGAAATGGAGTTCAAAATCTGGCAGTCGCAGATGGCGACACAACGCTTTGAAAAAAACCGAATCTACAACACAGATTAATCCGAGGCATCAATGAATAACTTAGAACGACTAATGAGCGACTTTAGACTGAGCCAAACCGAGCTGAGTAAAAGTACTGGGGTTCCACAGCCAACAATCCATCGATTCATAAACGGCAAGACCAAATCGCCGAGCTATGAAGTGACTCGAAAGATTGCAAACTACTTCGATGTTTCGGTGGACTACCTGCACGGCTATGGAACGGTTTCTGATAAGCCACGAATTAGTGAAGAGTAGAACCGCCACAGCGGAAGAGAGGAGGTGGATGGCTGCAATCACAGATATGGGTTGCGTCATTTGCTTTAGAGATATGGGAGTGTCTAGTCCACCAGAGATACACCATTTAAACGGCAAGGTTAAAGAGGGCTGTCACTTACAGTCTATCCCTCTTTGCTACCAGCACCATAGAGAAGGTTCTGACAATGCGCTATTCACATCGAGACACCCTAGCAAAAACAGATTTGAAAAAAGGTACGGCACAGAGCAGTCACTGCTCGACTGGGCGAGAGAAAAGTTACAGTGGAATTAATTCAGCAACCGCTGAAGATTGGAACAGGTTGCGTGAAGAGTGTCCCGCCCTCGAACCATTGTCCAAGACTGGCTTGGAAGCATGGGATCAACCTGCCGACAACATCGAAGAGAATGTATTTAAGCCGAGTCATTATGTCCATGAAGATGGTATCGAGTGTATCGATGTTATGACCATGCTGTACGGCGAGCAGCGAGTTCGTGAGTGGGCTGAGATTACATCATTTAAGTACCAGTGGCGACAGGGCAATAAGGCGAATAACAGTGCCGATCAGGACAAAATGAAAAGCATCTGGTACACACGTTTTAGCATGGGAGATGACCCTCGCAATGATTAATGGCAGAGCAAAAGGCCACGCCTTTGAGCGCGAGCTGATCAAACGATTTCAGGACGAGTTCGGCTCATGCGCTGATCACTTAAAAAGAAATCTAGACCAATATCAGGTCGCCGGTAAAGCTGACATTGAGTTTAATAACTTGATGATTGAAGCCAAGCGGTATGCCTCAGGCCATTGGCATAAAGACGACTGGTGGGAGCAGACGCTGACATCTGCGGGGGATACTTATATTCCAGTGCTGATCTATAAGTATGATCGGCAGCCGATTAAGTTTGTGTTTCGATTGGGTGACCTCATGGGTGATCACTATGTTTCAGACACCGCAACGGTGGATTACGAGACAGGCATTATGCTCATGCGTGAGCTGCTGAAGTTCCCATGAAGCCAGACCTGTTTAGAATAATTATGAAAAATGCGGCGGAAAAAATCTATTACCCCCAATGCCTTATGTACATAGAGGGGAGCATGCCAGCAGAGTTTCATGATCTAGCAAAGTCCACACTCATATACCTGCTACCAAGCAACATCCTGAGCCTCAAGACAAAGGAGGAGCGCAGGGCTGCGATAGACAGTATCCCCGATGACGCTCACCCAGCGTTCGCAAAGGATTTGGTTCGGTTGGGCGTTCAAACTATTTGGAACAAAGATAAAAAGGCAGAGAGAAATGGCAAGACCTCTTTACGAAACCGAGGCTGA